ATGCCAACTGAAATCACAGTCACCGCATACAAGTTCGAGGAACTTAACGAGCGAGCAAAGCAGAAGGTACGTGATTGGTACTGCGAGAGCGCTGTGCACTACGAATGGTGGGACAGCGTGTATACACAGGCCAAGTTCGACGGCGAGGCCAAGGGCTTCGACATAGAGGACATACGCTTCAGCGGGTTCTCATCGCAAGGTGACGGCGCTCATTGGACAGGGCGTGTTGACTTACGCAATTTTGTTGAGGCTAACCTCGATGAGCGAAGCGCATGGTATGGCGAGGACATTGTCTTGGTCGAGTTATGGGATCAGGGTTGGATAGACCGATGGTTGAACATCGAGAACAACAACTATCGCTACTGCCACTCAGGCGGCATGAGTTTGAGCGACTACCCACGCATTGAGATGGAGTACATGGATGAAGACGACGCCGCTGTGCTAGTCGATGGTGTGCTAGGCGGTGCCAATGTGATGGAGTTGTATCGCTCAATGGATGTGCAGACACGTGTTACTGAGTGGTGCGATGAAGCATTGCAGATGGCGCGTGAGTATGCCGACGACATCTACAAGCAACTTGAGAAAGAGTACGAGCACTACACGAGTGACGAGTGCATTGCAGATACCTGCGATGTGAATGACTGGTTGTTTAACGAGAAAGGAGAGATGCTATGAGAATGGTTTATTTATTTTGGACGAGTGACGGCAAGACGCAGCACTTAGAGGAAATCTTCGCGTTCAAGATTGACGCGGAGAAAGCGATGCGTTTGTATAAAGAGCAAGACGCAAATAGTGGGCGTGTTTACCACTACTGGATACAAGAGAAAGAGGTGGTTTAAATGGGATACAGAAGCGATGTTGCATACGTCATCAAGTTCGATGACATACAAACGAGAGATGCCTACGTCACGTTGATGTTGGCACACGATGACCCCGAGGTACGCAAAGCAATCGAGGAATGTGAGTACGACGATGAACGTGACCCGATCATCACGTTCAAAGAGACAGACATCAAGTGGTACCCGTCATACCCCGATGTGATGGCGCACAAGTTTATCTACGAGAACGCATACGCGTTGGAGATGGGTAGCTATCGCATCGTCACGCTAGGAGAGGATGGCGCAGAAGATTTCGACTCGGAAGAATTACATGACGGACACGACCTGTATGAGTACATCACCACACGCCACGAGTTAGTCACAAGTTTTTAACCACCAAAGAAAGAGAGCACATCATGAGTTTTGGACACGTAGGTAGCGTTGCTACCATCATGAACTATCAAGCAGCAGAGAAGTTTTTCAACAGCAAACCCGCGCACACTAGGTGTAAGGATTGGCAATCACACGAGCGCTGTCTCAAGGAGAGAGCATCGGGCAACAGACACTACCGCATTGAGCAACACAATGACGGCGAATATTACGATGTGTGTCTGTGACGAGCAAGAGTTATCAGCAGCGTGTGCTAGGTGTGTGGGAACGTATGTTGCGTACCACCACCGAGGGCAAGGAGGTAGTCGTGCCGCTGTATTACAACAACGTCTTCCACAACGAGGGTGATAGCTTCTGTGTGGACTTGATGTTTGACGCCGAAGGGCGGCTGATAATAGATAAGTCCATGCACGCACCACACTTCAAGCACAAGTCCAACGCAGAAGACAAGGCTAGGCGTGTGCGCATCAAGGAAAAGTTCAGCAACTTCATTATGCTTGCACAGATGCGTATGCCTGAGTTTGAAGAGAACTGTGTGCCACAACAACACAAGGGTCGCCCCTTCGGCGGCGGAGACACGTCACACGCCGAGCGTCTTGCTGTCGAGGCTATATGGGATGAGGATATGCCCGAGCAACATTCAATCGACCACTTCTTCGAACTGTGCCAAGAGATATACGACACGCTTGTTTCTAAGCGTGGGTATGAGCAATCAAACTTCCACCTCGGGTATCGCTACATGACGGGCGGGAAGGGCAAGTCAACACCCGCAGACTTAGAGAAACCTATTACAGAGAAAGACTTTGAGAAAGCTATTCTCAACAAGGTCTATCAGTTAGTGGGCGCTTCGAACAGCCTCAATTCATGGAGCATGGGGATTACCCTCGCACAACAATCACGCATCGGCGTGCATAAAGAAAGGATTCAATATGTAAAAACATTCTGTCAAACAATGGACAATTCAGTATACTGACCATTCGGATGCGGACAAGGTGTCCGCAATCCCATCAATTTTTTAGGAGCTTTCAATCATGAATAAATATCTTTCTTTCACTCAGGTTCAAAACCTTATCGCTAACGCAGGTGACAAGCGCACCATCATTGTCGAGGGCGAGAACGGCATCGGCAAGACTGCACTCTTTCACGCAATCAAAGCCATGCCCAAGTTCGCTGACCACATTGCTGTTGACCCTGTCGATTGCACCCAGTTGTCCGATGGTTCTGTGTGGATGCCTGACCTCGATCGTGAGAACGGCGTGTCGCGTGAGTTGCCCAACGAGCGTTTCGGTGTATCCAAGACTAACCAACTCGGCATCAATGGTGCACGACCTATCCTTGTGATGCTTGATGAGATTGCCAAAGCGCCGCAGTTCATCAAGAACGTGCTTGCCCCAATCATCTACGAGCGCCGCGTTGGTAACTATCACATGCCCGAGGGTAGCGTTGTCTTCTGTGCTACCAACCTCAGCACCGAGGGTCTCGGCGATAGCATCCAAGCTCACCTGCGTAATCGTCTCGTGTTCGTCAAGATGCGCAAGCCTACTGTCGATGAGTGGATCAACAACTACGCTATCCCACGCGGTATCAATGCCAACGTGACTGCCTTCTGCCACAACTACCCACAAGTATTCGATTCATTCATTGACTACGACAAGGGCGGCAAGTACGAGGGCAAGGACATGAGCAAGGACAATGGCTACATCTTCAACCCTCGCAGTATGCAACTCGCGTATGCCTCGCCTCGATCTCTCAATGCGGCGTCTGATATTCTCGATAGCTGTGATGGCGTTGTAGATGACGATACCCTTGAGGCGGCATTGATCGGCACCATCGGTGCTACTACTGCCGAGGCGCTTGGTTCATTCGTTCGCTTCGGTCGTGACATCTGTTCGTATGACCGCGTTATCAAAGACCCCAAGAACGCACCGATGTCCGACAACCCTACCGCGCAACTCGTGCAAGTGTTTCAGTTCGTATCTCGTGCAGAGAATCGTGCCGAGGCAGAAGCTATCGTCGAGTATGTGTGGCGTATGCGTGCAGAGATGCAGTCCATCTTCTGCAACACCATCGCTTCATCGCAGCGCGTTGCTATGTTCGCAACCATCAATAGCTTCGGCAAGATGTTGCAGACACACAAAGTTTTCTTCTCAACCAAGTGAGGTGACACATGACATTCAATACACTTCCCCTTAACCAACGCATACAAGCGGCCAACATCGACTGTATGCGTCACCCTAAGTTCGCCTTGCTCTCAGGTCATATCTGTATGGGCAAGTCCGAGGTACGCGACGACATACCTACTGCGGGTACTGACGGCAAGAACAAGTTCTACGGCTCAGCGTTCATCGAGCCGATGACACGCAAGCAACTGCGCTACCTTGTGCTTCACGAGAATGGTCACGTTGCATACAAGCATTGTGTCCTGCCCTACTACGAGCAACTCAGCAAGACACACGGCAACCGCATCTGCAACGTGGCTATGGACTACGTCATCAACGGGTTGATCGAGGAGATGGACCCCGAGTTCAAGTTCGTCGAGCGCCCCACGACTACGCCTCCGCTTGTCGACAAGAAGTATGAGGGCAAGTCCTTTCCACAGGTGTTGCAAGACTTACTCAAGGAGCAAGAAGAAAACCCTGACGACCCGCGCTTCCAAGAGGGCGGCGAGTTCGACGAGCACATCATCGACACGAGCAACATGACGCCTGACGAGCGCAAGGCGTTAGAGAAGATGATCGACGATGCCAATCGTCAGGGTGAGTTGTTGGTGCGCAAGATGCGTGGCGATGGCAAGGGTGGGCGTGATGTGTTCGGTACTGCCGCCGAGCGTACGACCAACTGGAAAGATGCGTTGCTTGACTTCATTCAGACTGTGTGTCAGGGTGATGAGAACTCTCGCTTCTGTCCGCCCAACAAGCGCATGCTTGCCTCGGGTTTCGTTATGCCCTCGCACTTCGATGAGTCCATCGGCGAGTTGGTTGTAGCGTGTGACACGTCAGGTTCTATGCACTGGGCGTACCCCATCATCTTCGGTGAGATCGCTCGCGTGTGTGCCAACGTCAAGCCCGAGAAGGTACGCATCTTGTGGTGGGACACCGAGGTAGCAGGTGACCAAGAGTTCTTGCCGCATGAGTACGAGCAGATCGCTACGCTCATGAAGCCCAAGGGTGGCGGCGGTACTACTGTGTCATGCGTTGCCGAGTACATAGCCGAGCACGAGATCAAGCCCAAGGCAGTCATCATGCTGACTGACGGGTACATCGAGTCCGACTACAAGGTAGCACCCTTCCCTCTGCTGTGGGGTGTCGTTGACAACGACGACTTCCTGCCGCACACAGGCAAGGTCATCCGTATCGTTCCATGATTACCGAGGTAGATTGGAGTGACGTAGGGACAGTTAGAGGCGTGTCAAAAGAAGCAGACCTCTTTGTCCTTACACCACGCGCTAACAGTATCCACATCACGCACAGATATGGCGGTTGTTACGTTACAGCAAGACACGATGGCGCAGATGAGGGCGGCGACATCGAGACACTGAAGACCCTTTGTTTAATCCGTTTCAATCAAGGAGAGCAATCATGACAACACAACCACGTTACAACCTCGACACCTGCGCTATGTTGGTGGAGTTCAATGCTTCTGTGTGGACAGCACGCAAGCTAGACAAGAGCACCACCGATGAGGTAGTCGCAACCAAGAACGCAACAGCCAAGGATGCGGCACGCGTCAACAAGCACCTGCTCGCAGGTCGCACAGAACTCGATGTCATTCAACAGATGGTAGGCAGGGCACGCACGTATGTGTATGACCACACCTTACCTTGGTCTGACTCGGGTCTACGTCTGTTACCTACTGTGAACTTCGTCGCCTTCACTGAGCGCATGAATCAATTCGAGGAGGAGTTCGAGCGCTTGGTCACCGAGTTCGTGACGATCTATCCTACGTTGATCTCTGCGCAAGCGATGTCGTTGGGGGATATGTTCAAGCGCTCTGACTACCCGACAGCCAACGAGATGGTGACCAAGTTTGCTTTTCGCATCGGCTTCCTACCTGTGCCTACTGCGGGAGACTTTCGTGTTGACATCGGCAACGATGCACAAGAGGAACTGCGCACACGTCTCAATGCAATGGCAGAGGAACGCATCGAGTCCGCTATGCGCGACATCCGCGCACGACTGGGTGACCACATGAAGCGTATGTCTGATCGACTGACGACTGACTACGTGCAGGGTGAGGCCAAGCAACGCCGCTTCCACGACTCTCTTGTCGATGGTGCGTTGGAGTTGTGCGACTTGACCAAAGCGCTCAACGTAGTGGGGGATACCACCCTTGAGGCGGCACGCAAAGAACTTGAGCAAGCGTTGTTAGGCGTGACTCCACAAGAGTTGCGTAAGAACGAGTACGTGCGCCAAGACACTAAGAAAGCTGTGGACTCTATCCTCAGCAAATTTAACTTCTAAGAAAGGGAACGGTCATGCCTACTTTACAAGACGAACTTCAAACAATCCTCCCCGCGTGGGAGGAGGAGCAAATGCTCATCGAGCAAGCCAAACAAATCAACCAACCCGAAAGCAACTATGGAACAAGTAACTAAACGCCACCTATTCAAACCAACCAACAACGCGTCACGCGAAACATTCAATGCTGTGCGCGACTTCCCTAACCAAAAGCCTGTGTTCTACGTGAAGATGATGGAGAAGAAAGGTTTCAAGCACAACACAGTGCGTTCGTTGATCTATCAGATGACACGACAAGGGCAGTTTCACCAAGACATCAGTGGCGCTCTGACCGCGGTGGCTAACGCGTATGTGCCGTTGAAGTCGAGCAAGTCGCCCGTTGTTAAGCAATTGAAGATTAAGAAGCCTGCGAAGGTGAAGCCGCTTAGCGCACCTGTGCAAGCCGCTGGCATTGCCGCGCTACCTGCGCAAGATACCCCAGCCCCGCGCAAGGCTACGCACTCCCTGCTCGTTAACCACAACTGGAACGCACAAAGGGAAGTTGATAAACTGAGCGTGACGCAAGCTCGTGCTCTGTATGATTTACTTAAAACAATCTTCGGAGGTTGATATGAAATCCCAATGGTTTCCACTTGTCGTCACACTAATGGTGTGCGCAGCGTATTACCTAGCCAAGAATTAAGGAGAACACCATGACACCTGAAGACGAAGAATTTAACCGCATTGAAATGGAGTCCCGCATCAAGCAAGACTACGTGCGAGATATTAAGAAACCATCACGCGAGGCGTTACTAGCAGAGGTTGCAGTGCTAACCGAGATGGTGCGTGTGCTGTCGGCAAGGGTTTCAGAACTGGAGAAGAACACATGAAAGTAAAAGACATAATTGAACACGAAGACGGCAGTGCAACCATCACGCTGTACATGACTAGTGAAGAACACATGGCTGTCATGGAGGGCGCGTTGATACGAGGCATAGCGTTAGGCATGACAGCTAAACACGAAGGTTGGAGTGGCTTCACGCCCGAGGAGTGGCGCACCATTGTCAACAACGCCATCGAAGCCAAACGAAAGGAGGCGCTATGAAAACGATTGTTCACGTCAACCAACACATCATTAAATCAAACCGAGCAACAGGTGCAAACGACCCAGTGCTTACAGTAAAAACATACAAAGATAACCGCTACGCGCACGCTGTGGACATCAAAGGCCCAAGCAAAATTGTTTATTCACCCGACAAACCGTTGTCGTGTGGTGCGCATGTGTGGATTGAAACCCAATCAGAAGTGGAGGTGCTTGCATGAAAGAACTTAAAGAGATGGCGCTGTGCGTTACACCGTTCATAGTATCGGCACTGCTGGTGTACCCGCTTATGGCAATCGTGGGCGGGAACTTTGACCCGTTCATGTGGGATCGTACTGACCGAGCTTTTTACTTTCTCTGTGTAGTGGTGTTTGGGATTATGTTACTTGCGCGTGTGATGGTTGTGCATGAGGAGAAGGCATGATGGCTACCATAGAAAACATCGCACTGATGACGTTCCTCATGCTGGTAGGGGCGGGCGTGTTCTTTGCTGTCCTTGCTGGACTTGTGTATTTTCTGGAGACAATGGATGACTAAAGATGAAATTTTTAAACTGATTGAGACTAATGGATTGTCATTGCATGGCGACATAGAACACTTTGCCACCCTTGTGGAAGACCATGTTCTTATGAAGCAACTAGAGTTACCTCAGCCAAGGTTGACGGGTAAGTTCTCCGTCAAATCGGATGTACTTAAATGCACGGGGTGCACGGGTACTTGGACAGACCGCGAAGATGCAAAACACCATTCATGTAAGGATTACCAATGACTAGAAGTAACATCACAGGTAGAGACAAAGAGTTTTACGAACTCGGCAAAAGAATGTTTGATCGGATTAAACCGCACAAACCCATCAAGCCATACTTTGACACCATCCAAGAAGACATCGACTTGCTGTATGAAGCCAACAGCGCGGATGTAGAGGCGTTGGAGGACGCAAAGATAACTCTAAACGTCATCAAAGAAGTAGACCCCGGCGTTTACGACGAGATCATTGATTCAGCGCTAGCACTGATCGACAAGGCGTTGGGCATGAGCTATGGCGATGCCATGAAAAGAGTAACGGACAGAGCAAAAGGAAAAAGCAGATGACTAAAGACGAAATGACAATGCTGCTACGCAGCGTAGGCTGCAACGAGAACACGGTCACAGCGATGGAGAACGCCTTTGATCTGGGTGTTGAGTACGAGCGTGAAAGGCTGGCGTCCATTGCAGAGAAGAACGGCAGCGACATTCTTGCGATGCAAATAAGAGGTAGAGAATGACATGGCCCTTCCCAACACAACCACCGACACCTTGGACTCCACAACAGGTCAAGGAGTACCAAGCGAAGCAACGTCAACAACTACCGGAGAGCCCGCTATGACAATCATGAACGCGTTTCATCCTGACTACATGAAGACGTTTCACCCCGACTTCATGAAAGACTTCCGCACGATTGCTGCCAACCAAGAGGAGCGCAAGATCAACGAGCCGCACAAAATCATCAGAAAACCTAGGGCGGTAGAGCGTGCAGCCAAGCAACACTCAAAAACAGGAACCGAGTAATGAGAAAGCAGAGCAAGTACAAGCCAAAGGGTGTCCGCGCTGACGTGATGAGCTACGTACTCAAAGGGCTGCAACCGTTCAAGACGGTGGAGTACAGTACAACACTGCGCATACGAAACCATGACGCCATGGACGCACTGCGTAGGGGAGACGCGACTGTCGCGGACCTCGACATTCTGATCGCTGCATTTAATATGTGTGAGGCATACGTGATGTTGCGACCTGAGTTGGGCAACGATTGGAAAGAAGAGATTACCGCTGGCTTAGACGCACTTCATGCTGTGGGTAGGCGCGGTATCGAGTCCAAGCGATTCATCCTCAAGGCAGAAGAACTCAAGGCTATGAACTTGGTGCTTGAGATACACGACGCACAGCTGGACAACACGACAATCAGCGACATGGAGAAGGCGATGGACATCGTCACGAAAGAGTACCGCGCTAAACGTATGCGCCCGATAAAATAGAAGGAGCAAGCATGAAAGCAGACGACCGACAAGTGGGCGGCAACCACTACAAAGAGATGCCAGTACAGCCGTGGGTAATCATGGAGCACGTACTGACACGCGAAGAATTTATTGGGTACTTGAAAGGCAACATCATCAAGTACAGTTTGCGCCAAGGTAAGAAGGACGAGTACGACATCGGCAAACTAGAACACTACATGCAAAAGCTAAAAGAACTGACAGGCTGAGGTATTTCATGAAGCAACGTGTGCAAGCCTTGTAGATGCAAACACATTTTGTTGGTGGTGTGGGCCTCGGCCATAAGGATTGTCCCTGCACCGCTACGCTCTCAACGCAACGAGGGGGTGCGTAATCTACTATCCCCCTCACCCTTACTAAACACAACAGGAGAAGATCATGAGTTTTGGAAAAGCCGTAGCAAAAGGTGAAGGTCAAATCGTTGACGAGTACCGCGAGCTAAGCGACAAAGAAAAGCTGCACCAAGCACAGCAGTACATCAAGCGCTTGCGTAATCAAATCGACGATATAAAAGGCGAGGCAATGTTGTATCGCAGATTACGCCAGCTGGAAGTCATCATCATGGCAGAGGATGGCGCAAAGTATTTGAAAGGCGTTGACCTTGATCGCTACATTGATGATTTACCCCACATAGGCGGGTTCACCCGCACTGAGTTGCTGAAAGAGCTAGTCCCTGTATTGAACAGTTTGTTTGGTGAGGAGTACGAGCGCTACCAAACGGAGCACGGGGTCGAAATAGCGGCGCACCTAGAGAAAATGGAGGCGATCAATGGCAATGACACCAGAGGCTAAAGTGAAGAAGCAAATCAGAAAGATACTGGACATAACCAAGACCTATTACGCTATGCCGATTGGTACGGGTTATGGTAGCAGCGGAGTGCCTGACTTCTTGGCGTGTCATGATGGGCACTTCGTCGGCATTGAAGCGAAGGCTGGTAAAGGCAAGACCACAGCGTTACAGGAAGACAACCTGCAACGTATCAGGGACAGCGGCGGTAGCACGCTGGTGATTAACGAGACCAACCTACATGAGTTGGAAACATTTTTAGGAGCGAGTAATGACAAGACGAACATTTGAGGAAACAAAAGAGTCGCTGGAGTTCATGGAACAGGTAGACAGCCTTAGCCAACAACAGCGCGATCACCTGCGCATCGTGGTGAAGAAGATCATCGCGTGCTATGTCGACCCAAAGCATCACGCAGTCATTGTCGTGGGTAACGATGACAGCGAACAAGCCGCGCTGTTGACGATCAACGCAGATGAGATGGAGGCTGCGACTATTCTGGCAAAACTGGAGGGCATGTTCTACGAATTAAACACGGTAGGCGCACCACCCAAGGAGATGATGAATTGAGCGCACCATTTAAACAAATCGTAACCATCGACTTCGAGACGCGCTGGGACAGCAAAGAGTACACGCTGTCGAAGATGACAACAGAGGAGTATGTTCGTGACCCAAGATTCAAAGCGTTCGGAGCTTGCCTCCATGTATATGGAAGCGATGGAATTGTGCAATGGTATGGAGACAACGAGCTACCTAGAGTCTTATCAACATTCGACTGGGGACGAACCGCCATCCTTGCTCATAACGCCCAATTTGACGTCTCCATACTTGAATGGCGCTACGGAGTACACCCCTGCTTCATCTTCGACACGCTATCAATGGGACGCGCTTTACGAGGCGTGGAAGTTGGCAACTCCCTTGCAAAGCTGGCGCTCGACTTTGGACTTCGACCCAAGGGAACGGCGGTCTATAGCAGTGAGGGCCTCACATCAATTTCGCCAGAGATTGAAAGAGAACTTGCCGACTACTGCGCCCATGACGTGTACCTGTGCGAAGAAATTTTCACTCGGTTCATTGACGGATACCCCAAATCCGAACTGCGTCTGATTGATATGACGTTGAAGATGTATACCCGCCCTGTCCTTGAACTTGACGGGCCAATGCTTGAGGAGGCACTGTATGACGAACGAACCAAACGTGAAGCGCTACTTGAAAAGCTCGGCGTGGAAGAAGCTGCTCTCGCGTCGAACGCACAGTTCGCAAAGGTTCTTGAATCTCTTGGCGTCCCTGCGCCGTATAAGAAAAGCAAGACCACTGGCAAGCCAGCTCTTGCGCTTGCAAAGAACGATGCGCTATTCCAACAGCTCCTTAATGGGTCGAACGAAGACGTCTCCCTACTCTGCGAAGCGCGTCTTAAAGTTAAATCTACAACTGAGCGCACGCGAGCGCAGCGCTTTCTTGACATCTCCCGTCGTGGCGCGTTGCCTGTTCCCCTCTCGTACTACGGGGCACTATCGGGCCGCTGGACAGCAAGCAAGGGAAGTGCGATCAACATGCAAAACCTCAAGCGAGGTTCGTTCTTACGCAAAGCAATTATGGCTCCCGAGGGGTACGAACTCGTCGTGGGGGACCTCTCGCAGATTGAGCCGCGAGTCCTCGCGTGGCTTTCGGATTACGCAGATATGCTCGACATCTTCCGCGCTGGGGGTGACCCTTATGCCGCGTTCGGGGCTCAGATGTTTAACATTCCCGGGCTTACCAAAGAGTCTCATCCAGACCTTCGTCAGTCTGCAAAGTCGGCGTTACTCGGGTGCGGTTATGGCCTTGGCTGGGCATCGTTTGCGGCGCAATTACTTGTCGGATTTCTTGGCGCTCCACCGCAACGGTACAACAAAGCGTTTGCTAAACAGCTGGGCGTCAACGCCACGTATGTTCAAGCGTTCCTAGACTACAAAGACAACGTCGAGAAGATGTTGGAAATTCCCCATACCTGCACCGAGGAAGAACTTCTCACGCATTGTGTGGCGGCTAAGAAGATCATCGACATCTACCGCAGTACGGCGTACCCCGTGGTTGGCTTCTGGGAGATGTGTTCCTCGTTGATGGTGAGCGCACTGCACGATGGGCACGAGCATACTTACAAGTGCATTACGTTTCGCAAGGAAGAAATCGTCTTGCCAAACGGCATGAGTTTGCGGTATCCTAATCTACGTCAGGTCAACAAGACCGAGAAGCTGGCCGATGGTACGATCAGAACTCTGAAAGAAAAAGAGTGGGTCTACGGCGAAGAAGGTGTAACGCCTACAAAGCTGTACGCGGGTAAGATTACCAACAACATCGTGCAAGGTGTTGCGCGTATCGTGATGACGGACGGCATGCTACGCGTTGATAAACGCTACCCTGTGAAGGGGACAGTGCATGACGAATTGATTGCTGTTGCACCAGCAGAAGAAGCAGCTGCCGCTAAGACTTGGGTCTTGGCGCAGATGACTATGGAGCCGAAGTACATGCCCGGGATTCCGCTTGATGCGGATGGCGGTCATCATCGACGGTATGGGTTAGCTAAAAACTAGGAGAAGCACTATGAATATTCCATCACAGATCACAGTCGGCAAGACTACGTACACCATCAAGTACGAGGACTCGTTGCTCGATGGTCGGTACATGGGCGAGGTCAATTACGACGAGGGCTACATAACCCTGTGTCGTAGTGCCACCATCAAGGTACCCAACGGCAACGTCATCCGCATGGAGTACGGCGACGAGGAGATGCAGAACTCGTTCTGGCATGAGGTAACGCATGCCATCCTGTACGACATGGGGCACAACCTACACAACAACGAGCACTTCGTTACGCAGTTCGCCAACAGGCTCAGCGATGCGGTTGACAGCGCAAAACTTTAAACACCATGAAAAAACAGATCGCTTGGTCACACTCCTCCCTCAAAGATTTTGAGGGCTGCGCTCGGCGCTATCACGAAGTCAAGGTCTTGAAGAACTACCCGTTCACCGAGAACGAGGCAACACGCTACGGCAATCAGGTTCATGAGAGCTTGGAGTTGTACGTGCGTGAGGGCAAACCAATCCCACCAGAACACGCACAGTTCAAGGATGTAGTTGACCGCCTCTTGGGAAAGAACGGACGCAAACTTGCCGAGCATGAGATGGCTTTGACTGCTGACCTGAAGCCAACGGAGTGGAAAGCAAAAGACGTATGGGTGCGCGGCATTGCTGACTTGTTGATCGTTGATGACGACAACTTGACGGCGTGGGTTGTTGACTACAAAACAGGTAACAACAAGTACCCTGACCGTGAGCAGTTGGTGCTTATGTCCATCATGGTGTTTGCGCACTTCCCGCATATCCGCAAGGTCAACTCAGCGTTGCTGTTTCTGGTCAAGAACGATATGGTGCGCATGCAGATGTTGCGTGAGCAAGCCGATGCCTTTTGGTGGAAGTACCGCGAGCGTACAGCACGACTTGAAGCCAGTTTCGACAACAACGTATGGAACCCAAACCAAACGCCACTGTGCGGTTGGTGTCCGGTGAAGACATGCGAGTTCAACCCAAAACACTAGGAGAAAATAATGGGACTGCAAACACCAAACGATTTCAACATGACGCCGTGCAAGTGCCACATCTGCCACGGAGATATTAGAGAAGATCAACACGCAATCGAGCATGCTGGCGAAGGGCAGCTCTCGCAATCAAAAGACCCGCGTTTCAATAAAGTTTTTGATTTAGTGGCAGGTTACACAACCTTGTGGTTTCACCCAGAATGTGCGACAGTTATGGCGCTGCGTTTAGCACATGACGTGATGAGAATCAAGAACATCAAGGACCAACCTGCTCGTGTAGTCGATGGACTGCGTGCGCTCTCCCAAGTCAACCAAGCCAGATAGGAAACATCATGCCCTACAAAAACAAAGAAGACCGTATTCCGTACCCAGCGTATGACCAGAAGCCCGAGGTCAAGAAAAAACGCGCTGCCCGCAATCAAGCCCGCGCCATCATGGAGCGCGAAGGAAAAGTAACCAAAGGAGACGGCAAAGATGTTGACCACAAAAAACCCCTCAGCAAAGGCGGCACCACAACGCCAAGTAACCTACGGGTTAAATCTGCCAGCGCAAACAGAAGCTACGCACGCAACTCTGACCACACAATCAAATCTAAATAGCGTTACGGTATCCTCGTCTATGCTTCA